TTCCCGGCTGCGCGTTTTTTGGGCTCGCCAGCACCGCAGGCCAGAGAGGCGCGTCACAGTACCTTCGGCGCGTCGGTGCGCGCGTGGAGGCGTCTACGAGGCGCTGTGCTGCGCTCTGTGCGTGTCTGGTGTTGTTTGGTGGGCTCTGTGCCGGGCGTCTTGGTGGGACGCCCTGTGCGCCGCTGTGGGCTATTTCCCGAGGGCTCTGTCGAGGTTGTGCTGGAGTCGCTTGGCTGTCTCGTCTTGGAGTCGCTTCAGGATCTTCTCATTGGTGCGCTCGCTGGTTATCATGGACGGCACCGAGATGGTGGTAAACTTCTTGATGTCGGTGCGTGTCCGGCTCATTCTTTGGAATGGAATGGCGCTGACGCCGCCGGCCTTGGTGTTGCCCGTCCCCATGAGGATATTGTGCGATCGCTCGGAGTACGGGCCGCCCGGGGTGCGGGTGTTCAGATAGCGGCCGATGACCTTCTTCTGCCCCTTGACCACCTGCATCCGCAGCGTGTAGCTCTTTCCCGGCGGGGTAGTCTTTGGTGTCATGCCGAAGTGCACTGGGGTGAGCAGTCGGCCGGAATAGGTGATGGTCAGTTCCTCGATGGTCTCACCTGAGACGCTGACGCTGCCCGCCATCTTCTTCGGCTTGCTGCTGTTCTTGCCGGACGGGGTGATCTCTCCCTTCTTGATGTTGTAGACCGACGTGACTTCCTGAGCGATCCAGCTCGGCGCTCTTGCCTTAACGTCGCGGACGGTGGCCTTCACAGCTTTGCGGCCCTGCTCGTCGATCTGTGCGACGGTGTCCATGAGCTTTTGGAAGTTTTCGACCTGCATGGTGATGGTTGCCTTTGCCGTTGTTGTCACCTCCTGAATATGCAAAAAGAGACCGGCGGGCGTTTGTTCGCCCGTCGGCCTCTTGCCGTCGGTTTCTGTTTGGTTTTCTTTTGGTCGGCCGCTCGGAATTGTCACGGCGTTGCCCGTGCGTCCTGCGGTCTTTTGCAGGATATAGAATAGCACGGGGCGTTACTGCTTTTCAATTCCTTTTACTTCCCTTTTGTTCCTTTTACTGCGTTTTACTGCCGCAGCTCAGGCAGTCGGCTCCATCTCGTCCAGCACTGCGGCGAGGTTGAGCAGGGCGCGGCCGTGGATCTTGTATGTCCTGTTCTGATAGGCGTCCGCTCTGTCGACGTAGTCCCGCCGATCACCGAACAGGACGCCGCAGGTGCTCTCCCAGTCAGCCCGGTCGAAGTAGCGCAGCCGGATGACGGCGCGCTCGTCGGGGTCGGAGAGCTGGAGGATCAGGCCCTCGATGGCGTTGCGCTCCTGCTTCTCCTCGGCCTTGAGCCGGTCGATCTGTTCCTCGAGCTCCATTTTCCGCTCCACCATCATGCCGGTGCGGTCGGATGGTGTGCCGGATCCGCGTGGCATACCTGTCAGATCAGGGCCGGGCGGTGAGGCCATCGTCATCTCCATGCGGTCGAGGCGTTCGAGCTGGTTGTCGATGTCCCTCAGCATGGCGGTGTAGGCCGCGAGCCTGTCCTTGATCCGTTGTGTGATCGGCTTCTCGCTCATTATGTCAGGGCGTCACTCCTGCTCACCTCCTTCCTCGTCAGGCTCGAAGATCGCGGCGATCTCCTCGCGCGGTAGCTCTTGGCCTTGACGGACGCAGCGCACATTATTGTCTCCAGTTGTTTTGATGTAGCGCCGCACGATCACGTCGCACCATTTGGGTTCGAGCTCGATCATGGCGCAGGTTCGCCCGGTGTTCTCGCAGGCTATGAGCGTCGAGCCTGAGCCTCCGAAGAAGTCGACCACGAGCTCGCCCGGCCGGCTGCTGCTCAGAATGGCCCGCTCGCACAGTGCGATCGGCTTCGGCGTTGCGTGCCCGCCTGCGTCGTCTCTTTCTGCTGTGTTTGTGATCGGGAAACGCCACACATCGGTCATTATGTCATGCTCGTCGCTGTCGTTGTGTGTGTTGTCGAAGAAGGCGCGCAGCTCCATCGCTTCTGCTTTCATGCTCTGGTATGCCTCGGACGGCTTGTTGCGCAGTTTCATCACTTGATCGTGTGGAAGGCTGAAGGCTCGGCCCTTAAATGCCTGCTGGAGCTTTTTGTAGTGCCACTCCGGGATCGGCGTGAACTGCGATTTGCTAAACCAGTGCCCCCACATTTGAACGCCGGTGATCTCCGTGAGCTGCTTGGCCTTGAGTCCGACCTTCTGAGCCTCTCCGACCATATAATCGAGGATCGCCTCGTATGCGTCGTTGAAATGGTCTTTGTTATTGTTGAAGCCTTCGACGCCGCACATAACAAAGAGGCATTTCTCGGTTTCCCTCGGGTAGCTCCGCATGAGCTCGCTGTTGACTCCGAAGGCTGAGTGCTTCGCCCATGTGATGTAGTTTCTGAACGTGATCTGGTTCGCGGCGATCATCGGCCGAAGGATGAAGGCGTAAATATCCATGAGCGGCTCGTCGATGCCCCAGCAGTACCAGCTCCCGTTTTCCTTCAGGATCGAGAAACTGAGCGCAATCCACTTCTTGTTGAACTCGAGGAGATCGTTCTGGTTCTGGTTGTCATTCTGGACGCCGTCGCTCTCTTTTCCCATGCCGTATGGCGGGTCGGTGAAAATAAGGTCGGCGCGCTGCCCGTCGGTTGCCTTCTGAACGTCGCCCATCTTCAGGCTGTCACCGCAGTAAAGCCGGTGGTCTCCCAGCAGCCAGAGGTCGCCGGGTTCGGTGAATGGTTCCTCTGGCGGCGCCTCGGGCTCGGTGTCGCCGTCCTCCTTTTCCGACTCGTCATCATGCAGAGCTTCGGACAGAGCCGTGACAAGATTGCCGTATTCTTCCTCTGTGTAGCCGCTGAGCATGAATGGGATCTCGCCGGTGTCGATGTCGGCGAACACTTCCGCGAGGAGCTTGTTGTCCGTGGTGGCGAGCTCGGCGATGCGGTTGTCTGCCGTCAGGTCGGCCAGCTCCTCGGCCTCGCTGGCGTAGTCCTGATAGTCGACCGGCACTTCTGCCATGTCGCCCAGCTCGGCGGCCATCAGGCGGCCGTGGCCCTTGACGATGTAGCCACTGCGCTTGCTGACAGTGATGGGCCCGCGCCAGCCGGTGGCCCGGATGATGGAGGATAGGAGCTTGATCTGCTCCGGCGGGTGCTGGTTGGGGTTTTTCGGGTTGGGCCGCAGATCCTTCAGCGGGACGATGGCGTCGTGGGCGCAGAACACGGGGACGCCGCCGGCGTAGGCTTTGGGCTGAGCGGCCGTGGTGTACTCGGCCAGCTCGGGGGCGGCCTGCGGTTGGGGTTTGTCTTTTGGCATAGGCTTCCTCCTTTACCTGTTGAAAATCACGAGGAGGATGTGCCAGTTGTTCAGCATGGTGTCGAGGGACGAGTAGGGGCACTTGAGGCCGTCGTCCGGCGCGATCAGCACGACCTCGCCCTTGCGCTTCACGATGGTGACGGCGTAGAAGCGGCCGGCCCGGAAGCCCATGCTCCCGTTTTTGCCGGTGAAGATCGCGCTCGCCTTCACGGTCGGCCGGATCCGCAGCTCTTTCTCCAGCAGCTCGCGGGCCTTGTCTCTATTCATGGTGGCGACCTCCTTCTTTCAAATAGCCGAGCCCTCCGCAGCGGTCGCAGGGGACGGCGGTGTCCTTCACGCGGACGGCTGGCCCGCCGATGTAGCGCGCCGCCTGCATGGCTCTTACCTTTCCAGATCCGAGGCACTTCGGGCAGAGCCGGCCGAGATTGGCCGGCGTTCTGATGATGATCTCACTCACGACGATGGCCTCCTCTCTTGAAGCGGTCGGCCTGCGGGCAGGTGGCCCAGTGTGGCCGGTAGCCGGCGTCGGTGGCGTTGGCCCCGGGGACGATCTCGCAGCTCACGACCTCGCCCCGGGTGGTGACGACCTTGTCCTTGCCGTCTGGCGTGGCCTTGTAATAGACCGGCGCCGGGTCGCAGGGCATGGCCTTCCCAGCGGGCGTCTTGATCCACACGATGGGAGCGCCGCAGCCGCGGCAGGTCGCCTTATTCATCCGGGGCACCTCCTCCTCGGGGCTGAGCACCGGCGTCGACCGTGCGGCTCCAGATCCCCGGCTTGTACTGTTGGTGCAGCCATTCGTGGAGGTTGGACTCGGCGTAGCTGTTGAGCCGTCCGAGCAGCCGGCGCAGCTTGTCCTCCTCGACCTCGTCGGTGCTGCGGGCAAATATGAGCCGGAGCTGGTCGAGCATGATCTGGACGTCCGCGATCTCCTCGATCACGTTGGCGATGGCCGCGGTGGTGGTGGCCCCGGGCGTCGCCCGTTTGACCTTGCAGAGGGCTTTGGTCGGCTCGGCCATCTCCTCGACGGCCATGTCGATTTGTGCGGTCTCCCCATAGCGGTGAATGGCTCGCAGCATAATGTCGCGGCGTTCTCTTTCGTCCATCATCTGTTCCCGGCCCTCCTTTCGGCCTGTTTGAGGAAGGCGATGCGCTTCTTCAGCTCGAGGTCGGTCTCCCCGGGCTGGCGCTCGAGGCCGTAGCGGCGGGCCTGCTCGTCGATGCCGAGGCTGCGCTCCTGCCGGTGCTGCTTCTCCTCGGTCTGTTTGACGCCCTCCTTCACGAGGACGACGATCAGGACGACCAGCAGCATGGCGAGGATGATGGCCACGGGGATCCAGATGGGGGCCAGTACCCACAGCCAGCTCCACGAGATGACGCCGGTGAGTTTCAGGACGATGAAGACGATGGTCAGCAGGTCGCAGAAGCCGATCACGCCGGCGGTGCTGTTGTTGTTTCTGTTCTCATTCATGGTCTTTTTCCTCCTTCTGGTTTTCCGGGCGCATGGGGCACCACTTCGGCGACGTCTTGATCGCCGGCTTTCTTTCTCCCGGCGGGGTGTAGCCGATGAAGGCGGCCAGCCGGGAGCTGCGCGGGCATACTCTGTTGAACGTCTCGAAGGCGTCGGGGTGTACGCACATACAGTCCCCGCGTGGGCCCTTCAGGTGGCTGTTGTTCCCGGTCACTTTCGCGTAGCCCGTCACCCGCATGAAGTGGCACGAGCGGCAGGTCGGTCTCTCTTTCATCTTCCAGACCTCCCGCCTCTGAGCGCGCAGGCGGTACAAGCCGCACGGAGCTCCGGCTCCGCTGCGAGCGCCTGACGAGCGATCTCAGTCTCCCAGCACTCGGCCCCGCAGACGGGGCAGGCGGTGAGCTTCCAGTCGTCCCGCCCCGGCTCTGGAATGTTTTCACGCAGCGGCATGGCAAGGATCCCGCCGTCTCCGGCCTCATGAGGGATTAGCACGCCCGGATCGTCGTCGGGGATCATGGCGTTTAGGATCTCGTCGTACTTGTCGCCGATGGCCTTCTCGGCTGCTTTCCATGCCTCTCCGTGGTCTCTGTCCTCCGGCGTGGCTACATGGGCCAGCTCGTGCGTCAGCAGCTCAGGGGCGGCGCTGATGGGCGCCTCAGCCGAGATGCAGACGATGGGTGCGCTGCCGTCGTCGGGGAAGATGGTCAGACCGAAGGCTCTGTTGCCCGACTCGTCGCACAGGTCGGGGACGAACTGCGCGTGGTAGTCGATGCCGGGGTAGAGCTCGGCGAAGGCCCGGGCCACGATGGCCGACGGGTCGTTCATGTAGGGCGAGGCCATGGGGCCGATCTGCTCGTACTGCTTCAGGGCCGCATAGGTCTGGCGCAGCATGGCCCGGAGCTCGTCCTTCTTGAAGCCGTTGAGGGTCGGCCCGTTGAGGACGAGGTCGATCATCTTGTCGCTCCAGTCCTCCATCATGTGGGTCTCGCCCATATAGCGGGCGGCCCCGGGTTCGACGTCGACCTTCTCACGGGTGAGGGTCTTGTAGTCTTTCATCTGGCGCCTCCTTTGAAAAATCCATCAGGATCTCGGTGGATCGCTTCGACCGTGTCCTTGATGCCGCCGGCGATGCACTCGGCCATCTTGGTCGCGGTCGCGGTTTCGGCGTCCTTCGCAGCCTTCTCGATGGCCGGGCCGATCTCCCACGGCTCGAGGCCGGTGTTTTCGTAGGCAGCGAGGCGCTGCACGAGCGTCTCCTTGGTGGCGGGGCTCCAGTAGCCAGTCTTGATGCCGTTGGCCCTTTCATGGGTCATGCGTTCCATGTGCTTGCTCCTTTCTGAAGGGCCGAGCGGGCCGCAGCCCGCCCGGCCGGTGTCCTTACTGCATGATGACGACCTTTCCGGCCTCGATCAGGTCGGCGAGGTTGGTGTTGAAGTAGTCGGCGATGTTCTTCTTGGCCTCGAGCTTCCAGATCCCGCCGTCGGCCTCGAAAAAGCCGATGCCCTCCTCGGGGTGCACGCGCAGCAGGAACTCGCTCTCGGGCTGCTCCACCTCGAGGAAAGTGCGGAAGGGCCGCAGCAGGACGCGGGGCTTCACCTCGACCAGAGCATTGAGAGCCACGCCCTGCCGGGCCTCCACGGTCTGCGTGACGCCGTTGTCGTTGGTGCTGACGCTTTTCTCGTCGGTCATCCGGCCGAGCAGGTCGAGCAGGTAGGCCGTGCCCTCGTTGGGGATGAACAGGCTGCGCAGCTCGATCAGAGCGACCTCGCGGCTGCGGAAGCCGGTGTAAATGCCCGGGGCGTCTGCCTCGGCGCGGTAGAGGATATTGCGGGAGAAGTCGGGCAGGTAGGTGGTCATGACTTCGACGCTCTTGTAGCTCTTGGCCTGCACCATGATGGTCGTGCCGACCTTCTCCAGCTCGGTGCGGATCAGCTTGCAGACGCCGTCGAGGCCGCTGACGCTGATGGCCTCGGGGCGGTCGACATGGGGTGGGATCCGGGTGAGGTGGCCGTCGGTGTAGGTCTGGCCGCCGATCTCGAAGATCTTGGTCTCCTTCAGGCTGACGATTTTGTCGATCATTTTGGCGAGCATGATGTTGTCCTCCTTGTTTATGAATATTTATGCGGTTATGCGTGAGTGACGAGCTTGAGGAGCTTCGGCTGCTCCTGCTGCGTCCCGTCCATGTTCAGTTGTCCGGGCACCTGCGGCACCATCTCGGCCACGACGAGCTCGCCGTTGCTGTCGCCGGTGACATAGAGCGAGGTGGCGACCGGGTTGGTGGCGGCGAGGGTGCTCTTGGCCGTCACCGAGACTTGGATCTGCCGGCGCTCGTCGTCGGGCGTCAGCTCGATGGTGAGGGTGATCTTGCGCTTGGCGGTGGCCTTGGTGTTGGGGTCGAGGATGTTCTGGATCACCTTGTCCATCTCATAGTCGACGCGCTCCTCGAAGGCGCCGCGGGCCATGCGCATGATGCTGTCGCGGTTTTCGTTCATGGGGTTGCTCTCCTTTCTGTCAGGCCCCGGGGCCGAGGAGCGTCATCTGCTCCGGCCCGGTGGCGGGATTGTCGGCCGGCGCGGCCGCGGTCTGGTCTGCTGCTGCGGTATGTACCCGGGCCCACACGGCCTCGGTGGCGTCCGAGCGGGTGGCCTTCCTGCGGCCGACCGTCTTGAGGATCCCCATCTGCTTCATCTCGGTGAGGCGTGGGGCCACATAGTTGCGGTTGAAGTACGGGATCTCGCCGGCGGCGACGAGCTCCTCGGTGATCTCGCTGGCGGTCATCTCCCGGGCCCCGAGGGTCTCGAGGATCAGCCGGCAGCGTTTCTCCCTCTTGGGGAGCACGGCGTCATAGCTCTGGCGCCGGGTCTCCCGGGTCGTTTTGTCCATTGGTTTCCTCCTTTCTTGCACCGGGTGTTGGGGCCTCATTTCCCCATGCGTCCCATCCGGGAGCCGCCTCTCTGGCGAAAAGCTCGATCCGGGGCAGGTCTCCCATCAGCTCGACGATCCTGTCGCGGGTCTCTGCCGGCTTGCGGCTGTGCTGCTGGACGGGCGAGAGGATGACGCTGTGCACGCTGGCGCTCATGCGCTTCGGCTTGCCCTTCACGGCGAGCAGGCAGATCTCCGAGTTGCTGCGCGTCCAGTTGCCGAGGCCCCAAAACAGGCCGGCGCCGGTTTTGTTCTGCTTTACCCAGTTGAAGGCGACGGTCTTGTAGGTGAAGCCCCACGCCTCGATCACCTCGAGGGCTTCGCGCAGCATGGGGAAGGTCGCCCACATAAAGAGGGCGCAGTCGCTGTTAGCAATACCCCCCCCGCAGCTCCGACGTCCATTTTCTTGAGCTCCTCGACGGTCATGGTGCCGTAGTGCTTCGAGGCGGCCGCCCGGGTGCCCCTGTTCTGGTAGCCCCACGGCGGGTCGGCGTAGATGATGCTGTACTTCTTGTCAGGGAGCGGGATCATGGCTGCACCTCCCCGACGATGATGGTGCTCGGCTGCTCTCGGATCATCTTCTTCAGGCGCTCGAGCTCCTCGGGGCTCAGGTCTTTCACGGTGATAGCCTCCGGCGGCAGCTTGTCGAGGAACTTCACGAAGCCGGCCACGACCGGCACCTTGTAGGGCTTCAGCTCGTCGCGGGTCATGTACTTGCGGCCGTAGGTGGCGGCCATATCCCTCCAGACGGGCCACGGCACGCGGAAGCACTCGGTCAGGCTCATGGAGACGAGGACGAAGGCGACGGCACCGAGCTTGTGGTGGTGTTCGAGGTCGTCCCGTTGCTCCTTAGTCAGGCGGTTGAACTCGATGCGGTCGTCGTCGGTGTGCTTGGCCTCGAACACGACGGCCCGGCCGCCCTTGAGTGTGCCCTTGTAGTCCGGCTGGGCCTGCTTGGTGTAGCAGGCGAGGAACTGGCCCTTGTAGTTTTTCGGCCCGAGCGGTTTCATCGGCTCCGGCGTCTTTTCGATCTTGGCAAGCCCCCGGTCGAGGTAGTAGTCGCAGGAGCCGGAGATCATCGCCTCGAAGTAGCTGCCGGCGAGCCGGGCCTGCTTGCCACGGATCTGCGCCCGGATGTGCTTCTCGGCTTCGTAGGGCGTCGGGTCGTTGTAGCCCTCGGCGTTTTTCTTGGGGTTGTCTGCCATGACGATCACCCGCCGATCTCGAGCCGGCTGCCCGGGTTTTCCTTCAGGCGCTTGGCGAGGTCGATGATGACGCGGCCGTCCACCTCGATGCTGATGGGCCCGTGGTTGAGGTGCTCGTTGCAGCGGGCCATCGCTCGGAAGGCCGGCACCCGGATGATGACGCTGCCGGCGTCCTGCGGATCCTCGTCCTGCTTCTCGGCCTCGGGGATCTCGCTGATGGCCTTGAAGCCGTTGAGCACGGGGATCCCGCGCTCCCGGGCCAGCTCGATCTCGGCGGCCATGCCGGCGGTCGGGCAGTCGAGGCCGAAGGCCCACAGCTCGTCGCACATGAGCACCAGCTCGCGGCCGATGCTCAGGCCCAGCTCGCGCTCGGCCGGGACGGTGTCGTCCATGAACTGCGTGAGGTAGATGTGCGGGGTGATAGGGATGTAGCCGCGCTCCACGGCAGCCCGGCTGAACTCCTTGGCCCGCTGGATGTTGTTCTCGTAGTCCCCGCGGCACGGGGAGCAGATGTAGACCTTTTTCATGGGGTTATGTCCTCCTATCTCTGGCGCCAGCTCTGGCCGGTGAGGGTGATGGCCCTGCACATTTCCATGAGCCGGTCGATGGTAGCCCGGGCGGTCATGTCGTCCCGGGTCTCCCGGGGGGTCATGCGCTCGATCAGGGCCTCAGTGTCGTAGTTGGTGGTCACTATGGTCGGCAGGTATGCCTCATAGCGGCCGTTGATGATGTTGTAGACCGTGGAGATTGCCCACTCGGTCGGCGGCTCCTTGCCGATGTCGTCGATGACGAGCAGCGGGACGGTCTTGTAGATCTTCAGCACGCTGCCCTCGTCGGTGTCGCGCTTGGAGAATGTGCGCTTGATGCGCTCCAGCAGGTCGATCATGGTCATGCAGACGACCGGCCGGCCCTGCGCGATCAGGTGGTTGGCGATGGCTGCGGCGAGGTGTGTCTTGCCGGTGCCCGGCGGGCCTGCGATGAATAGGCCGTTGCGGCCGGGCTCGGGAGCCCCGGGCCGGGGCAGCAGGGTGTCGAAGCTGTCGGCGTACCTGCGGGCCGCTGCGGCTGCGCGCCGGTTGTCGTCGGTGATCTGGAAGGTGTCGAAGGTGCGCCGCAGGAAGCGGTCGCCCATGCCCGACTCGCCGATGATGCGGTTGATGCGCTCCCGCATTTTGCGCTCGGCCTCGGCCTTGCGGTTTGCCTCCTCCTCGGCAGCCTTGGCGGCCTTTTCCTCCTCGTAGGCTTTCACGGCCTGCGGGCAGGTGCACCTCTCGGCCCCGTAGGGCGGCCAGATGATGCGGTCGCCGAACTTGAAGCCCTTGTGGTAGCGCATGGCCCCGCAGAACTCGCAGGGGACAGGAGCCGGGGTGTCAGGCAGGTCGGCGACGCGCTCGTCGTTGCTCCAGATCCAGCGGTCGCCGTCGTCACTGGTCGCTGTCGTCGTCGGCCGGCTTGAAGCCCTTGCCCCAGTCTCGGCCGGCGTCTGCATCCCGCTGAGGATCTCGCTGATAGCCTTCACCTGTGCTCACCTCCTCGCCGTTCTCCCAGTAGCCGCCGTTGAGCCATGTGGCCGGGTTGGGGATAAAGCGGCCATTATCCCGGCGCCACTGTTCGGAGTGCTTCTGAGCGTTGACGGCCTGCATGATGGCCTCATGCAGCTCGGCCGTCGGCTTGATCTTCCTCCACGCCTTGAGGGCGTACTGCTTGCCGACTTTCTTGGGGTAGGCGTTCCAGAACTCGTCAAACCTGACTTCGATGGGCGACTTCTTCCCCGCGCCATCCCCCTCGGCTGAGGGGGTAGGGGGTGTTACTCTCCCTTTCTTTTCTCTACTCTGGTCTACTCTACTCTTGCCGTCGGTCGTTGGCGTGGCGTCCGGCGGTTGTCCGGCGGTCGGCGTCTGGTCGTCCTGCGTATCGTCCGAGGACGAAGCGGCGGCAGCACGGCGGCGGGCCGACCGTTCTTTCTCGGCCTGCCGTTGGTCGATCAGCTTTCCGGCGTACTCGTACCAGTCGTGGATCTCGAGGGCGCCGTCCTCGTTTTCGTCGATCCATCCGGCCCGGATCAGCGTCTCGGCCAGCTTTTCGGGCTCTCCGTCCCACTGTGCCGCCCGGGCGATCATGCGCGGGGTGATGCCGGCGAGGTCTCCCTTGGGGGCGTTATCGAGGGCCCACAGCCAGAAGGACACGAGCAGCCCCATCATGTGCGGCGGGGTGATCTCGAGCTCGTCGGCTGCGTCAAAGAGCTTGCGGTGGTCTTTGAGTGTTTGGTGCACTTGAAGCCATGCCACGGTCGTCACCTCCTTTTATGCGGTCGCGTGTCTTTGGCTCGTTTTCGGTCGGCCGCCGGTCGCCCGGCGGTCGTTCAGAATGGCAAATCTCCATTGTCGTCCACCTCGGTGAAGTCGCCGGAGCTGTCCGGGTAGTCGGCGAAGTCGCCGCCGGTGTCCTGATGGCCGGCGCCTGCCCCGTCCTTCTTGCTGTCGCAGAAGTGGACAGAGGAGACGGTGATCTCGGTGGCCTTGCGGTGGTTGCCGTCCTTGTCCTCGTAGTTGCGGCTGGTGAGCTCGCCCTCCACGAGGACGAGCCGGCCCTTGGTGAGGTACTTGCTGACGAACTCGGCCTGCGCACGCCACGCGACGCAGTCGATGAAGTTGGTGATCTTCTGGCCGTCCTTGGTCTTACGGCCGGTGTCGCTGGCGAGCCGGAAGCTGGTGATCGCCACGCCGCTCGGGGTGTGTCTGAGCTCAGGGTCGGCCGTCAGCCGCCCTTGCAGTCCTGTGTGGTTATACATCAGCCTTGACCTCCTTGCTGGTTATGCTGCGCGGCAGCAGCGTCGAGGGAGTTGCAGATCTCGTCGTACTCCTGCCGGGTCAGAGTGGCCGGATCCTGCTTCTTGTACTTCTCGAGGATCCGGGCGATGGTGCGCTCCTTGGTCATGCCGGCGGCCTCTGCCTTCTTGTAGAGGCGGCTGAGCTGCGCCTCGGACAGACGGCCAGAGCCCTGCCCCTGACGCTGCTGGCCCTGTCTGGAGCCGCCAGAGCCGCCCCCGGGGCCTTTACTCTGCGCGCCGAAGTCGCTGTTGTCGGGATCGTCCTCGCCTTGGTCGATGCTGAACTTCTCGAATAGGTAGTATTTCAGGGCGTAGGTGTGGGCGGCCCCCTTGGCCTTGGCCGGGTCGTCGTTCCAGCCGAGGGCGTGGACGACTGCCTCCAGCGTCTCGTCGTCGTTGTCGAGGTTGATCCAGCGGATCGTCAGGTCGGCCTCATAGAGGAACATGAGCTTGTCGCCGTTGTAGGTCTTGGTCTGCATGGTGATCCAGTAGACCGGGTCGCCGTTCTCGGCGTAGCGCGTGGCCTTCTCGCCGATGACCTCGAAGTCGACGCCGAGCTCGTTCATGATGGGGGTGATTTTCTCCCACACGTCGTAGATCTTGGCGTACTTGTATTTGACGCCTTCGCTGTGCTTCTTCTTGACGATCTCCGGGCAGGCTTTTCGCATTTCCACGAGCTTCTGCCGGAGCGTCAGACAGCGGGCCTCGATGGGAGGAGCCGCAGCAGCGGCCGCCTCCGGCTTTTTGGTCTCAGTTGCCATGTGGCACCTCCTTTAGATGTCGACCGTGAAGGTGGCCGGGGTCTCGTAGGCTGTGACGCCCTCCACGATCTCGCCGGTGCTCTGGATGGTGGCGATCTCGCCGGTGTAGGCGAGCAGCTTCTTCAGCTCGCCCCACTTGGCCGACTCCTCGACCTTGACGAGGTCACCGTAGCCGTTTTCGCGCAGCCACGGCACCAGCTTGGAGTCGTCGACCTCGGCCTTGACGGTGCCCTTCTTGAGGGTCAGGGTGCCGGAGAGCAGCCGGTATTTCTCGGTCGTCTTGGTGGTCTTGTGGGGCACGGTGTTGAAGAAGTCGGCGAGGCAGGAGGTCAGGAAGGCGGTGCCGTTCTCCATGCGCCGGCGGGCGGCTTCGACCTTCTCCTCGATGGCCGCCTTCTGCTGGTCGGCCAGCTCCTTCAGGCGGTTGTACTCGCTGCGCTCCTCAGCGATCTTACGGATGGCCCAGTCGGCGCAGCGGTCGTCGGTGATGCGGAAGGGGGCGCGCTCGCCTCGCTCCACGGTGCCGAGGTCGACCTGCTCCAGCTCGTCGAGGGTGACGGCCGGCAGCGCCTCGGCCGGGGCCTTGGGGGCCTCTGCCTGCTGTTCTGCGGCGATGGCCGCGGTGGTTTTATCGCTCATGCGGTTGCTCCTTTCTGGTGCTCTGCGGCCCGCGTGGCCGCGAGTTGGCTGTAATGTTCATCTATCTCGATCCCGATGTACTGGCGCCCTGTTTTGGCGGCAGCGACGAGCGTGGAGCCGCTGCCGGCAAAGGGGTCGAGGATCAGGGCGCCCGGGGTGGTGGTCGCCTCTATGAGCTGCTCCAGCAGCTCGACGGGCTTCTCGTTGGGGTGCGTGAGGCTTTGGTTGCCGACCTTGGCACAGGCGATCAGGTCGTCTGGCCGTTTCCCGGGCAGCTCGAAGCGGCCCTTGGCGGCGAAGATGATGACCTCATAGCGCGGGGCAAAGGAGCCCTTGAGGTCTCCCATGCCGTGCGCCTTCTTATCCCACACGATCACCGACTTGACTGTCAGGCCGGCGAGCCGCAGGGCGTCCATGAAGGTCTGCTGCACATCCCATCTTGCGAAGCAAAGTACCCCCCCCGCGTTTCACGACTCTGGCGGCGTCGTAGATCCACCAGATGAACGGGGCCTTGTCGTTCTTGATCTTTGCGAGTCGGCGCTCCTTTTCTTTGCGCCCGCTCTGGTAGTCGATGCCGTAGGGCGGGTCAGTGATGACCATGTCGACGCTCTCGTCGTCCATGCTGCGCAGCACAGTCAGGCTGTCGCCGGTGATGACGGTGTTTGGCTGGATCATGCTGCCGGGCTCCTTTCTGCAAAAAAGCGGTGGCCGCCGACTTCTGCGACGAAGATCTGGCTCTCATGCCAGTCGCTCGTCACGAGGGCGGGGTTATAGAAGTACATGACAGGGGCGTCGATGGCGACCTCGCCGCGGTCAAATACGGCCGCGACGGCGTCCTTGACGCTCTGTGTGGGGTCGGGGCGGTTGCTGGTGTAGCTGTAAATCACGACGGCCTCAGAGGGCTGCACGCCCTCCTTCTCGGCGGCGTTGAGAATACACTGAGCGACCAGCATTTGCCCCTCGAAGCTCTCGCCGCCAGACTCGGCCATGACGACACGCTCCACGGTGTCGCGCTCGCTGGCGCTGAGGTAGAAGCGGACGGGCGCCTCGGTCGGCTCCGGCGTCTGCGTACTCGCTGCGGGAGTCGTGACGACGACCGCCGGTTGCTCTGCGGTCGGCTCCGGGATCTCCGTGGCACTTTCACGGCCTCCGGCGATGGTCGAGATGACTGCGCCG